GACTGCATCCTCGCCGCCGGACCATTCGCAAGCACCCAAGTTATCAACGTTTTTAAGGGGCAGTCGTGCTACTTCACGATGGAAAAGGTTCCGCTCTCAGGACTCCCTTTCCACAACCGCCAAGCCCTCCCAATCGGAGCCAGTATAAGCCCCGCGGCAATCTCAATCTGCATTCAACTCGGGATCAAAAACATCGCCCTTGTTGGACAAGACCTCGCCTTTGAGCCGATAACAATGGAATCTCATGCGAACTTGATCGTCAAAATGCCCAAAAGCCCCATACTTGATCCCAAATTCGGTCACGACGTCGAAGGTAACGAGCTTCCACTGGTCCGAACCTCAACCATTTGGTCTAACTTCGCAGCGTCAATTGAAAATCTCGTTGACGTCTACAACCTCAATTGCACAAATACGAGCCGCTTGGGCCGAAAGCTCAAGCACTGCACTTACAAACATTTCGAGACGTGGCTCAGGGAGACTCATCAATCACCGAAGCGCCCTACCCTCCCAAGCACAGGTAACTTTTGTCTTGATGAGTCTCAGGCCACGCTCAAATATCTCAAACGCTGCCTCAACTCCGTCAAACAACTCCCGCTCGATAAAGACCCAGGCTTCTACATGGCCGACCCCTACTTCGGTCGACTCGCTTACGATTGCCTTTGCAGACTCTACGTGATTGCACTAAATGCTGTTCAGAGTAGCGCTCCAAACGCTCAAGACTCTATCGCTGCCTTTATGCGCGGCGTCCGACATACACAATTCGAATTGACCGGAATGATCACCCAGTGCATTAAGGAACTAGAGGAGAAATCCGATGCCTTGTTATAAAGGGAAAAAAGGAAAGAAGGGAAAGGGCGGCCGCAAATAGCCGTGATACAATCAAACTATGCCAGGCGGTAGACCAACAAAGTACAAAAAGGAAATGTGCAAGCAACTCATCGACATCATGTCGAAGGGCCACTCTCTAACTGCAGCTTGTGCACAACTCGGTATCACTCGTGACACTGCGTGGCGTTGGTCGAAAGATAAGCAAGAGTTTTCTGACGCCCTGGAGCATGCGCGTCAGTTGTGCATTGTGTGGTGGGAGAAGCTCGGAATGATGGGCGCCACAGGGAAGCTTCCAGGGTTCAACTCGCACACCTTCCAGTGGATGACCAAGAACATCTGCTCGTGGCGAGACAGAATCGACCAACAGGTCAGCGGACCAGACGGCGGCCCCATGCAAGTGGAGTGCATAGTCAGCGACTACTGCGATGACGCCGATCCAACTGAAGATTAAGCTTACGGCAAAACAAAAGTCATTTGATCGGGCGATCGAGAGGTACGAGGTCGTCGGGTTCGGAGGGGCTCGAGGAGGTGGTAAATCTTATGGACTTCGCAACATTTTTCTCAAGCGTCGTTTGCAATACCCGAAAACACACGCATTCATCTTCAGACGAACCTACCCCGAACTTATCTCGAACCACGAACAGCCTCTACTGGAAGAGTTCCCCGACCTCAGACAGTTTTATAACCAATCGAAACATGTGCTCACGCTCCCGAACGGTTCCACATTGTCGCTTAGATACTGCCGTAACGAGCAGGAGGTCGACCAGTACCGAGGGGTTGAAATTCATGACCTCGGTCTTGAAGAGGCTGGGGATATATCAGAAGTCGTGTTCCAACGATTGCGTGGCTCGAATCGATCGAGTGTCCCTAACTACAAACCCAGATGCGCCCTGACGTTTAACCCTGGTGGCGTCGGCCACAGGTGGCTTAAGCGCATGTTTATAGATAAGATTTACAGGGCAAATGAACGGGGCGATGACTATCACTTCATCCCGTCTAAGGTCTGGGATAACCCGGCGCTTCTAAAGAACGACCCCGATTACATCAAGCGACTAGAGGCTGAGCCAAGCGAGGTGCTGCGCAAAGCGTATCTCGAGGGGTCCTTCGACATATTCGCCGGGCAGTTCTTTGCGGAGGTAGAGCGCGATGTACACATGGTTGAACCGTTCGACATCCCCAAGCATTGGAACCGGTTTGCGGCCTACGATTATGGATTCAATCACCCGGCTGCTTGTGTATTCTTTGCTTCTGACGAAGATGGAGTTGTCTATGCTTATCGCGAACATGGCAAAGCTGGTCAGCGTGTGGACGAACAGGCGGCTGTCATCCGACAAGAGAAAGCGATCCATTTGGTTTGGGCCGGACATGACTGTTGGGCGAAGCGAGGAGTCGGACCGACAATCGCTGAGGAATTTTCTAAACATGGAGTCATCCTACGACAAGCCAACATCGACCGCATTCAAGGTGCGGCTCAGATCCGATCTCACTTGGCGTATAAAGCCGGGGAGTGGGGGCCACGCTTGAAAGTGTTTAAGTCGTGTCCGATGTTGTTCGATTGTCTAATCAGGATGCAGCACAACCCGAACAGTGTTGAAGATGTACTGAAGGTTGATGCAGTCGAAGGTGATCCTTGGACAGGCGACGATCTTTATGATGCCCTACGATATGGGTTAATGTCCCGTCCCATCAAGACACGTAAGCCTCGACAACCGTGGCGCGATGGGTATGATCGTGATAACCTAAGGGAAACAACAAACTGGAAAACAATTTAAATGCCTAGAATATCGAAAAAGGATCAGGACCTTTTGGCGGAAGTACGCGCCAGATTCGTTCAATCCTATACGCACGAAGCCGCTTGGCGGGAAGAAAAACAAAAGAGCGAGCGCTATTACGACGGCAATCAGCTCAGTGACAAAGAAAAGCAGGCCCTCAAGCGCCGCAATCAACCAGAAGTCGTAATCAACAAATCTAAAATTAAGATCGATTCCATTCTAGGCATTCAAAGAAACCTTCGTGTCCGAAGTAAGGCTTTCCGTCGAGGAGAGCGCGACGACAAGAAGGCCCAGCATATTAGTGAGTCGTTTCGCTATATCGAGGATTTCAATTCATTTGATTTGGTAGAGAGCGAGGCATTCGCCGAAACAGTCGTTGGTGGGAGGTCTTGGTACTACATCAAGCCGGTGTTCGACGGCGTGGACGTTGAGATTGGAACCGAGTTCGTTGAAGGCGGCGACGTTTACCTAGACCCGTACTGCAAGAAGGCGGATCTATCGGACGCCAAGTTCCTCACGCAATCGATTTGGATCGATGTCGAAGACGCCAAGGAGATGTTCCCCAAGTTCAAGGATCAGCTAGACGAGACCATGATGGACAAGTTCTCGGTCTATGGCGATAAGCGCAGTCAACTTAGGGAATACGAGCCGGATCAATACGATGAACCCGGTAACCATATCCCTATCGGCGATCACGTGTTCTTTGATAAGAAGCGCAAGCGCATCCGATTGATGAGCCACTGGTACAAAGAGCCATATCAGAAGCGGTTTATCTTCAGCCCGAGAGAAGGGGCGATCGATACAACCGATATGCAGCGCGGCGAGGTGAGAGCGATCCTTGATTCTGATGAAGGGTCGCAGGAGTTCACCGAGATTAAGTACCGGGTGAACCACACAATCGCCTCCGGTAACCTGATCCTTGAGAAGACCAGAGACATCAAACCAAGCATGTTCCCGTGGGTCCTGGTTCCTTGCTACGTCGAGAAGGGCGAGAAGAAGCGCCCTTATTCATACATGCGGCAGTTAATGAGCCCTCAAGACGAGATCAACAAGCGTCGCTCTAAGATGCTGCACCTATTGAACGTAAACCGAGTGATCCGAGAAGAAGGGGCGGTCGAGAACGTCCGGGAGATGCGGGCCGAGCTAGCCAAGCCTGACGGTGATATCGTGATCCGCCCAGGGGCTAAGTTTGAGGTTAATCAAAACATTGAGCTGGCACAGAGCCAGTTTCTAATGCTCCAAGAGGCCCAAAAAGAGTTAGAGCAGACAGGGGTCAGTGGTGAGGTGGCGGGTCAGCCTACAAACGCTGAGTCGGGCCGGGCCATACAGTTCCGCATTCAACAGTCTTTGGGCCCTATCCGCCCCCTATTCGATAATCTTCGCCAAGCCAGGAAGCGCCTAGCCAATATGTGGTTCAAGTTTATGCGTGAGTACTGGAAGGGCGAGAAGCTTATCAAGATCACAGACGACCAAGGGGTGCCTCAGGAGTTAGTGATCAATCAGCGGGTTTATAACCCCGACACTCAGAAGTTCGATATCCTAAACGACATATCTGTCGGCAAGTACGACATCATAGTCGAAGAGGTTCCGGACACGGTGAACCTGCAGAGCGATCAGTTCAACTCGCTGATGGAGCTGGCCAGGATCGCGCCGGAGCAGATCCCGTTTGAGATGATTCTAGAGGCTTCGACGTTACCGAATAAAGAGCGGCTGTTGGCCATGATGGAAGAGCGAAAGCAACAACAAATGGCTATGCAGCAAGCAGCAATGCAAGCAGGCGGACAACTTCCGCTTGAACAGTAGATGGTGGTGCCGACCGTAGAACGGGCATAACTATTCGTGCGATGACGGCACGTTAATCCGGTCAACTTCCGTGGTGGGGGAGCACGTTAACTAACCCAAGAGTAGGAGTATTGGATTATGGAAACGACGCAGGAAACCGTCGAACAAACGGGGTTTGCTGAAGCGCTGAGCCCGGATAAGCCCGAGGCTCCAGAGCCCAAACCAGCTGAAGCGCCTGAATCAAAACCAGAAGAACCTCAACCCGAACCTGTTGAGGTCCCGGCAGAAGCTCCAAAAGAGGAGCCAGAGCCGGTTCAGGATCAGCTCCAGAGGGAAAGGGACGGCATTCTAAAGGCTCTTCAAAGTGAGCGACAGAAGCGCCAGGAGCTAGAGGCCGCTATTCAGCAACAGCGCAACCAAACCCAAGAGGTCGACTACTACGACACGTCAGATTTGGGCGATCAGGTCAAAAAGCTAAAAGCCGAGCTACGAAACGAGCAGAAGCTCTTGGCGACTCAGATGTCTGAGCAAATGGCCCGCAAGGTCTACCCGGACTACGACGAGAAGTTTAAGGTTTTCGGTGAGGCTGTGAACCACAATCCGGAACTCCTGGATGTTGTCATGAACAGTGATAACCCTGCAGAGGCAGCTTACAGGACCGGACAAGAGATCCTTTTCAAGAACAAATACGGCTCAGAAGAATCGCAGATTAAAGCCGCGATTCGGAAAGAGGTGTATGCGGACGTGAAGAAGGAAGTCGAAGCCGACATTGCTAAGCGCCTGGAGGGACGAGCGAATCAACCCACGTCCATCTCCGGAGTTCGCGCGGCTAGCGGAAGCGAAAAGACCGAGTGGTCTCCAGGAGGGTGGGCAGACAAACTTGGGAGATAGTGAGTAATGTCTGAGACCACAATCACGACAGCCCACGCTCTGGCCCCTGAAGTATGGTCAGATTTAGCGTTTCGGGAATATGTCGATAAGTTAGTTCTTAAACCCTACATGGGAATGTCACCGGAAGCCGTGGTCCACGTCAGGGAAGACCTGATCAAGGAAGCCGGCGATGCAATCACCTTTTCACTGGCGCCAGCA